AAACAAACTATGTTTGTATCAGCTCTAAATAATAGCTATGGCACGGCTGTTTTAGGTCTCTATTCGAGCGGTAACATAGTCGTCAAGGGAAACGTTGACGCTACTTGGCTTAACTTTGATAATGTATCTTTCAAAATTTAAAAAGGAGAAAGCATGAAATTAGAATACGGTTCAAAATCACAAGAATTTGATGCGAGCGGAACAGCATCAGCTACCAAGGTCACGCTAGTCAATGCAGACAGTGCTATCGTGCCAATTTTCTTACCAGCTGACAAAATCAGCTTGTCCAATACTGAACTTTTTGAGTTAGCTCTTGAGGCTCTTTACCAGGAAAACTTTCCTTTGCGTGCCGAAAAGGAGAAATTCAACCAGGTAGAGGCGCAGCTCAAGCAAAATAAAGAAATGGCAACTAAGGTAGAGCAAGCGACAGTAGAGAATAAGGAAAACCTCGACATGGTGTCAGATATCACTGAGGTCTTGAGTGCCGTGGTAGTATCTCAAAATGGTGGCATGCCGACCTTTGCCTATGTAAAGGTAGCAAATTTCATCAAACCGCTTGCTAAGGACAAACGTTACAACAACGGAGACATCATCTCAGGTGCTTATCCGTTTGATACAAATCCGAAATGGCCAAAAGGAACCAAGACTATTTTCAAGTTCCAAATGCAAGCCACAGAGGGCTACACTTGGAAAGATCAGTCACTATCTGATATGCTTCAGCAAGGTGTGCTTACCGTGGTCATGCCACGTATCGAGTAGAAGGAGGTTGTATGCCGATTGAAGAAGCTGAAAAAATCGCTCAAAGTCAGGTAGCTTGGGCGATTTTGTTTATCTTGCTTTTCTTTATTATAATTCGATATCTTATTAAGACTTCGGATAAGCGAGAGAAGAAGATTATGGATTTGCATGAGCAATCAAAGGCCGACTCTAATAGACGAGAAGAGCGTTTGATGACTCATCTTGAAAAGACAACGACAGAATTAACCACAATTACACACACGGTCGGAGACATTCAGAAAGAAATGGTTCGCATGAACGACCGCATGGACGAAATCGAAAAAGGAGAATAACATGCAACAAATCAATGAAATTATCGCAAATGGAGCAATTAGCATTCTTGTCATTTTGGCTGGCGTCGCAGTCACAGCAGTCAAGAATTACCTTGTTAAAAAAGGTGGAGAAAAGACTATCAAAATCGTTGAAATCTTAGCCAAAAATGCTGTCAACGCTGTGGAACAGGTAGCAGCTGAAACCGGATATAAAGGTGAAGAGAAGTTGGGACAAGCTCGTGATAAGATCCGTGCAGAGCTTACCAAATACAACATCAGCATGAGTGACAAAGAACTCGACACATTTGTCGAGTCAGCAGTTAAGCAGATGAATGAAGCGTGGAAAGGGGAGTAAGGATGGGATTAAATCTTGAAACAGCTATTGCTTGGATGCGTGCTCGAAAAGGGCAAGTATCTTATAGTATGGATGACCGCAATGGCCCTGATTCCTATGATTGCTCAAGTTCAATCTACTATGCTCTGACAAGCGCTGGAGCCGTATCAGCTGGATGGGCAGTCAATACTGAGTATGAGCATGACTGGCTCAAGAAGAACGGCTATGAACTTATCGCAGAAAATCAGCCATGGGATGCCCAACGTGGAGATGTCTTCATTTGGGGGCGCCGTGGCTATTCTAGCGGAGCAGGTGGCCATACTGGTATTTTCGTGGATAGTGATAACATTATCCACTGTAACTATCGCTTCGACGGTATCACAGTGAACGATCATGACGACATTTGGCTCTATGCTGGACGACCTTACTACTATGTGTATCGCTTGACTAATCCATCTGCAGCTGCGGAAGAAATCAAAACGGGCTGGCAAAATGATGATACTGGTTACTGGTTCGTTCGTGCTAACGGCTCCTATCCAAAAGACCAATTTGAGTACATTGAAGATAATCGCTCATGGTTCTACTTCGACAGTCGTGGATATATGTATTCTGAACGCTGGCTGAAGCACACAGATGGGAAATGGTATTGGTTTGACAAGGATGGCTACATGGCCACTTCCTGGAAGAAAATCAACGGAAAATGGTATTACTTCAACCGTGATGGCTCTATGCAGACTGGCTGGGTTAAATACTACGAGAAATGGTATTACCTCAATTCAGAAAATGGGGACATGGTATCAAACGCATTCGTTCCTTACAATGGCGGATACTACCTCATGCTTGAAGATGGCCGATTGGCTGAAAAAGAAAGCTTCAACATTGAGCCTGACGGCTTGATCACAACTAAATAATTTTTAAAAAAATAGAAAGGAAATTTTCTAAAATATTGTTCTAATTGTAACCGCAGGCATTTGCTTGCGGTTTTTTTGTTTTCTCTGGAAGTACTTTTTATCAAAAATTTTACTATCCTTGATTGAAATGTTGGTGGTTTTGCTTATCATCAGTGTTCTTCTCTTGCTCTTTGTGCCCAATTTGACCAAGCAAAAGGATGCCGTAGATGATAAAGGAAAAGCTGCTGTTGTCAAGGTCGTAGAAAGCCAGGCAGAGCTCTATAGTCTGGACAAGAATGAAGATGCTAGCCTTAGCAAATTACAAGCGGACGGTCGTATCACAGCAGAGCAAGCCAAAGCTTATAAAGACTACCATGCAAAACAAAAAACCAGTCAAACTGTTGCAGATTAAGGCCTTTACTATACTGGAAAGTCTCTTAGTTTTGGGACTTGTGAGTATCCTTGGTTTAGGCTTGTCTGGCTCTGTCCAGTCCAGTTTTGCAGCGGTAGAGGAGCAGATTTTCTTTATGGAGTTTGAAGAACTCTATCGGGAAACGCAAAAACGCAGTGTAGCCAGTCAGCAAAAGACCAGTCTGAACTTAGATGGACAGACGATCAGTAACGGCAGTCAAAACTTGACCGTTCCTAAAGGGATTCAGGCACCATCAGGACAAAGCATTATATTTGACCGAGCTGGGGGCAATTCGTCCCTGGCTAAGGTTGAATTTCAGACCAGCAAAGGAGCGATTCGCTATCAATTATATCTAGGAAATGGAAAAATTAAACGCATTAAGGAAACAAAAAATTAAGGCAGTGATTTTACTGGAAGCGGTAGTTGCTCTAGCCGTTTTTGCCAGCATTGCGACCCTTCTTTTGGGACAAATCCAGAAAAATAGACAAGAAGAGGCAGAAATCTTGCAAAAGGAAGAAGTCTTGCGTGTGGCGAAGATGGCTCTGCAGACAGGTCAAAATCAGGTAAACATAAATGGAGTGGAGATTCAGGTGTTTGCTAGTGAAAAGGGATTGGAGGTCTACCATGGTTCAGAGAAGTTGCTGTATCTTAAAGAGCAGTAAGGTAAGAGCGTTCACTCTATTAGAATCTCTGATTGCCCTTATCGTCATTAGCGGAGGCTTGCTCCTTTTTCAAGCTATGAGTCAGCTCCTCATTTCAGAAGTTCGTTACCAGCAGCAAAGCGAGCAAAAAGAGTGGCTCTTGTTTGTGGATCAACTGGAGGCAGAGTTAGATCGTTCGCAGTTTGAAAAGGTGGAAGCCAATCACCTCTATGTGAAGCAAGATGGCAAGGATATCGCTATGGGCAAGTCCAAATCAGATGATTTTCGGAAAACCGATAGCAGCGGACGGGGCTACCAACCTATGGTTTATGGACTTAAATCAGCACAAATTACAGAGGAAAATCAATTGGTTCGCTTCCGTTTCCAGTTTCAAAAAGGCTTAGAAAGGGAGTTCATCTATCGTGTGGAAAAAACAAAAAGTTAAGGCAGGCGTTCTTTTATATGCAGTCACCATGGCAGCTATTTTTAGCCTTTTGTTGCAGTTTTATTTAAATCGGCAAGTCGCCCATCACAAAGACTTTGCCCTAAACAAAGAAAAGTTGGCAGCTTTTGCCATGGCCAAGCGAAGTAAGGATAAGGCTGAGCAAGAAAGTGGGGAACGAGTCTTTAACCTAGGAAAAGTCAGGTATCAAAATACGAAAACAGGTTTTGCAACAAGTGTTCGTATGAATAAGGGAGACTATGAATTTCTCTTTCCTCCGATGAAAACCCAAGAAAAGAAAACAGCTAAAAAGGAAGAGATAGCGACTGATTCAAGCAATCAAGCAGAGAAGAAAAAATCAGAAGAGAAGTCTGAAAAGAAAGACAATTCCTAGTCAATTCAACTACTTTGTGCTAAACTAAAAGCATGAAACATGATTTTAATCACAAAGCAGAAACCTTTGATTCGCCCAAAAATATCTTTCTTGCAAATTTGGTGTGTCAAGTAGTTGAAAAACAGATTGCTCTTCTATCAGACAAGGAAATACTGGATTTTGGTGGTGGAACGGGTCTATTAGCCTTGCCCCTAGCCAAGCAGGCCAAGTCGGTTACCCTTGTAGATATCTCGGAGAAAATGCTGGAGCAAGCCCGTTTGAAAGCAGAGCAACAAGACATCAAGAATATCCAGTTTTTGGAGCAGGATTTACTGGCAAATCCCTTGGAACAGCAATTTGACCTGATTGTTGTCAGTCGGGTTCTTCATCATATGCCTGATCTAGATGCAACTCTTGCCATGTTTTACCATCACCTTAGGGAGAATGGACAAGTTCTCATCGCTGATTTTGTCAAGACAGATACCAACCATCATGGTTTTGATTTAGCTGAACTGGAAAATAAGTTAATTCAGCAGGTTTTTTCATCTGTACATAGTCAGATTCTCTATAGTGCTGAAGGTCTTTTCCTAGGAAATTACGCAGAGCTCTTTTTAACTGTAGCCCAAAAATCACTCGCTCACTAAAGCAGTGATTTTTTCTCTTCAGATGGAAAAAATAGGGGAA